GCTTCCTTAACTTCTGGTTCCACTGCCTCAGTATTCTGAAGCATTGCAAGTCCTTTATTAAATTCAGCCTCACCTTGATTCATTATAAACTCACCAAAGTTTGGCATCTTTCCATCTCTATCCAACTTTAATTTAATACCATTGAATGCTTCAGGATTTTCATCAACTGCTGCATTTTGTTGCTCCATAAACATTTGCATTCCAGGCATAGCTGCTGCTACCAAACCTTCCTGAGTCATCTGAGCAGGAACTGGTTCAGGTTTATTAGTTCCACCAGCAGCAGCATTCAATCCTGCCATAGTATCAGCACCATACTTTTCAACTGCCCCCTTACTCATCACAAACTCACCAGGAGTTAGCATTGCAGGAACCTTATCAGTATCACCAGAACCTGGAACCATTCCACCCTTATTTAATTTGATAGGTTCGGGAGGTGGTTCTATTCCAGATTCTGATTCTGCTTTGTTTACATCTGCTTCAAGTTCACTAGTCGCATCTTTCTCTGCTTTAGATAGTTCTGCATCCCCTCCAGTTAAAAACTTTCCAATCTTATCTGGTAAAGTTCCTAACCATTTAACAGCATCTATAATTTTAGGAAGAGCCCAAGCTACTAAGACCACAGTTCCTAATATCATTCCACCTGGTCCTAACAATGCAGGAAGAAATGCCATGATACTTGCCAATAACACAGGCCAGAAATCTTTTAAAAATCTAATAAATGATTTAACTCTCTCTGCATTCTCTGGATTACCAAACCAATCCAATACTTTCATCACAACCTTTCCAAACAAAATAGTTGTTAAGAAATTTACAAACTTATCCCATATACTTTGGAAAGGTGCAAGTGCTTTTTCTGATGTCTTTTCTAATCCTTTTTTTAAACCACCCTTCTCCAAACTTTTTTCATCCTTTTTAGCATCTACTTGCTCTTGTTTTATACGAGCATCTTCTTTAGTATCTTTTTGCAGATCAAACTGTTCCTTCAAAGTATTAAATACCGAATCCATAGTGTCAGCAATAGCCGAAATAGGTGCTGCGATAGAACTTAAAACCTTCTCTGCTTTACTTCCACCCTCATCTTGAGGTTTAACACTTTCAGGATCAAATTTTTCTCCTTTAAATCTTGCCTTTCTTTCCTCAGAACTTAAATATCCTCCCCTATCATTCTTACCCATTACTCTTGAATCAAAATCCTTATCTAATGCAGTTCCTTTCTTTATATCTGCTGCCTTAATTTTTTTTCTTTTTGCCTTTATTCTTTTTGGAGGATCAATTAAAGTACTTACTCCTCTAGAAGGTTCGTCACCACCTACTTCTCTTTCTCCTGCTGGTGTCTCTGATGCTTCTTTAGGTGTATCTACATCTAATTCATCTTCTATTACATTTTCTATTACTTCTTCTTGAGATTCTAATACATTAACTCTACCCTCAAGACCAAGAACTCTTGCTAGAGTTTTCCTCTGCAACACAAAGGACTTACTTAATGTCTTATGTAACTGAGCAACTTCAACACCCATTCCTTTTTCAAGCCCACCAACTCTACCCTCTAATTTAAAATGAGGGTCATGAGCACTTCTTAAAGATTGTATTAGGTTTTTGCTACTAGCCATTCTGCTGTTGCTTTAGTTTTTCTTCTTCTAGATGTTGTTGTAGAAGACCAACATAGATGTCTCGTTCCCAAGGCATCATATTTTCAATCTCTGTCAAGCTATATTTATGGTACTGCATTAACGCAAAATTCAATCTGAAGTAACCCTCCAGACTCATATGTGTCATGCCTACCCGAAAAAAGACGCTAACCCTTCTAATACCACTTCACTTTTTTTCTTAGTATTAGGATTGGTTACCTTTATAGTATGGGATAATTTGGGCATTGTCTCAAAGAACTTCTCAATACCTTTAAATTGAGTTGAGTTCATAGATTCAAGAAATTCATTCATTTCTTTCTTGGTACAATCAGCAGTTGCCCATACTTCTTCTTCCGTATAAATTTTATCAATACAACTAGCAATCAAATCAAATGATTGTTGCATTGCATTCTTTTCATCAAACTCAAAGTTGTTTTTAATAAACTGATCAAGAGATGGATACTTAAGTTCCATCATAATATTGTCATCAAGTTTAATTTGATTATCATGATTATCACTTTTCTGAACTTGAATGTCATCCAAGTTAATAGTAACTGGGACTTGAGTTTCTCCATCATCAGGACATATAACATTAACTTCTAATTCTTCTCCAACAGATTTACCTCTGATGTTAAGGAACAAAAATTCAATATCAAATGTAGGAAGAGTTTCTACTTTAATTCCTTTGGTAAGAACACAACTCTTAAGCACTGCTTTAATAGCAGTAGTAATTTGTTTAGTATCTTCACTTTCTAAGGCAATCACCAAAACCTTTTCCTCTTTCACAAGGAAAGGTCTATATCTAATTAACTCTCCAGAAGATGGTAGCTCCAACTCATAGGTCGGAGTCGCAATTTTTGGTAAAGGCATAATATCCTAATACAATTCAATGTACTTTATTTATACCGCTTTTCTAAAACCTTGAGTTAATAAATCCTTTTGCCACACCACCAGCAATATCACCTAGCAGATCATTACCAGTTAATTTATCCACACCAGCGTTAACTAATCCACCAACTATACCTCCAGCATTAAAGTTTGCTTGTTGAATAGGATTCAATGAAGCACTGAAAGTAGAATCCTTACTATCTACAATTAGATACCTTAGATACGTCATTGATACGGTACATTTTAGTAATGAAGATGCTTCATATGAAACTGGCATTGATGTTATCTGTATTGGATATGACCTAAAAAATTCATACTCTAAAGATTGTCTTCTATCTTTCTCAAATTTTCTTACCTTTAATCCTTGATCTGCAACATAGTTATCAGGATAATTTAATCTATATGAATAATTTTTTGACTTTGCGTCTATCACATCTTCATTAACAACCGACTTCATCCATGCTTCAAAAAATTTAATCGGTAAATACTCACTCGCATCCACATAAAATGTTAAGTCCAATCTATCCTCAAATATTTTTCTATGTGCATATCTTTCAGTAACTCCAGTAAAATCATTATTAATTTCCATTGTTGCCAAGGAAGAACCAGGTAAAGATGCTTCCGAACACATTAGATTTAATGTGTCATTTGTTTGTAATCCAGGCGAGAGATTGGGGACAGGAACCTCTACCTCAAATACAGAAGTTAATGCTGGTCTTAGTAAATCTGATTTGATTTTTGAAACAGATCTTACTTTTCCTAGTTGTGCCATCTATAAATAATTTTTACCTTATATATTATGTATGGCCGAAAGTAAAAAGAGTTTATACAGACCATCTTTTCCCAAGAAATATAAAGGTAATCCTAATAATATTATCTGTCGTAGTTCTTGGGAGACTAAGTTCTGTGGTTGGTGTGACTTAAATGAAAACATTATAGAGTGGGGAAGTGAAGAATTCTTTATACCATACCGTGCTCCTGATGGAAAAGTTCGCAGATATTTTCCAGACTTTATCATCAAGGTAAAAGAAAATACTGGTCAAGTTAAAACCTATGTAATAGAAGTTAAACCTTTAAAGCAAACTAAACCACCTAAACCAAAAAAGAAAGTGACCAAATCATATATCTACGAGTGTAAAACTTATGCTATGAATCAAGCAAAATGGAAAGCAGCAGATGAATGGTGCAAAGATAAACGAATTGAGTTTAAGATTATTACCGAAAGAGAATTAGGTATAAGATAATGCCAAGAAAAACCCTCAAACAAAGAGCAGAAAGAGATGCTGCCAAAGCAAGAGAACAAGATTCCTTTGGATTTAATGCTGCAGCAGATGCAGAAGATAATCGTGTTAGACAATACTTAAGTGAATTAAATAATGAAACTAATGACCCTGAAGAGATGATGTTAGAGATAATGGGTGCATTAAATGACACAGTTACTCCTATACCTGAAGTAGGAAATTTCTATACCTTTGTATATAATGCAAAAACACCTGGTAAATCATATGACCAACACCCATTGATTGCTTGTACATCATTAGAACGATGGGGATTCAAAGGATTAAACTTTCATTGGAGAAAATCTAGAAACTATACATGGAATGAACTAGCAGGTCAACTTTATATTGTACAACGCAATGAACTTGATGACCTTCTTAATATACCTTATGCCAAATTCATATTAAATCCTCGCTAAATAGTTAAAAAATTGTCTAATGGCAGAATATTACGGTAGTTCAGCAGTTAAAGATCAATTTAAAGCAGGAACACTACCAGGACAATACTATACATTAACCGATACAAAGACAGGAGAAATAACTGTTAAGAGGAAGGGTACTGTCAGTGGTAATACTTCTGGGTTGGGAGTGAGTGCGTTGACAGAAAAAACAATTGGTACAATAGATCCTAAGACTAAAAAGTTTTCAAGCACTGGAGGTAGTGGAACTGCTGGAGAAAATACATTTTTTAATTCTGCAGAAGGAACCACTACGGCAAGACAATCAGCACAGACAGTTACAACAAAAGCAATAGCAGCAGATGGAGATAGTTATAGAGGAGCAGTAGAAAAAACACAAGAATTGTTTGGTACAAATAAATCTGCTAATGAAGAAGCATCAGGAGATACCTCAACAGCAGATGCAGATCAAACAGCAGATGGTAATAATAAAGTAAATAATGCATCAACAGCAAAAGGAACTAGAAAATCTTTTCCTGGTGCTAATGGTAGTGCTCCACTCACATTTCCTGAAGGTCTAGGAAGAACTGATCAAGATGTGATTAAATTTAGTATGTTGGAGTATGTACCCAGAGGTCTTACCACATCTGGTAATAAATTCGGTCCCTCTGATAGACCTAAAGGTAGAAAAATTATTGGTAGTATTGTGCTACCAATACCTGCAGGGATAGGAGACCAAAATAATGTAACTTGGGGACCAAACTCCATGAACGTTGGTCAAATGGCTGCAGCAGGAATTGGTATGGAATTGCTAGGTGATTCAAAAGAAAAGGGTGCAATAGATGGTACGATAGATGCATTATCAAGTAACAACCCTGATGTTAAAGAAGCAATTAAAAGTGCATTAGCTGCTGCAGCAACTGGAGGAAATCCAAATGCACTTCTAGGAAGAACAACAGGGAATATATTGAATCCAAATATGGAATTATTATTCAGTTCTCCTGCATTGAGACCATTTAACTTTAATTTCTTATTATCACCAAGAAATACTCGTGAATCTAGTACCATCGTAAAAATTCTTAGATTCTTTAAACAAGGAATGGCTCCTATCAGAAGTGAATCAAATTTATTCCTCAAGTCACCCCACACATTCCAGATGCAATACCTACATAGAGGTAGTGATGATCATAAATTCTTAAATAGATTTAAGGAGTGTGCCTTACAATCATTGGGTGTAAATTATACACCAAATAATAACTATTCAGTATATGAGGATGGTTCAATGCAAGCATATCAAATGAATATGACCTTCACTGAACTTACACCTGTCTTTAATGATGAATACCCAAGTGACGGCGACTCATCCGTAGGTTTCTAAAATGTCAAGTTATTTCAAACAAGTTCCAGACTTTGAATATGTTAGTAGACTTCCTGATGCAGGTATATCTGACTACATCAAAGTAAAAAATCTTTTTAAAAAAGGTTATCTTAGAGAAGATATATTTCAAGACACAACTGTCTTCACTAAGTATGAAATCAGAGGTGATGATAGACCTGATAATGTGGCATTTGATTTCTACAATGACTCAAAATTAGATTGGTTAGTTCTTCAGTGTAATAATATTATCAATATACAATCTGAGTGGCCTATGTCACAACAAGATTTTGATAGATACCTATTAGACAAATATAATAACTTTCCAACACCATTCACATCTGCATATGATTGGTTATATAATGGTGTTCATCATAGCGAAACAAAAGAAGTAAAAAATGCTCAAGGTACAGTAATTATTCCAGCAGGTCTTAATGTTGCTGCTGGTATAGGAGTTACATTTTATGATTACTTTATAGATGGAGAAACTAAAGCAGAAAATATTACTACTCCAGTAACTAACTACGAATACGAATCAAAGATAGAAGATAAGAAGAGAAATATATTTCTACTCAAACAGAGATACTTGAATGTTATCAGAGATGACATGGAAGAAATCATGGCATATAAAAAAGGTTCCAGTCAGTATGTGAATGGAACCTTAAAAAGAGGAGAAAATATTAGATTATATTCTTAGTTATTCGTCAGCAAGTTGTTGAAAATAACTTAGTGCATCATCTTCATCAGATGATTTAGATGCTACAGGTGCAGCAGCTACTGGTTCTCTACTCTTGAAATCAGGAGTAAATGATCCACGACTATTATCTTCGTTTGCTACCTCTTCGTCATAGCGACGTGCAGGTTGCTTCTGTCCTAGAACATAGTCCAAACGCTTCTTCAGGTCATCGTATGACTTGAACTGGTCTGGTGCGGTAACAGCAGCAAGTGAATACTGCTTCTTCCATAATGCTTCTAGTGCATCATCATCTTCAAGAACAGGAGATACTTTATCGAACTCTGACTTGTCATAGTTCCAGTAACCATCCTTCTTGACAATCTTCAACTTGAAGTT